TTATATTTTATATTAATTTAAAGAAAATTGAATGATAGAACAGGAGCCCAAATCTAAGATCTAGCGCATGGTGAAAACAGAAAGTGGTTTTGAGGCCAAGTTTTCTGATTTTGAATTTCATTGCGGTAGGTAAAGTTTGTCAGGTACTGCTTTGTTTCGCGTTCAGTTGGGAAGCGAGACAGATCATAGTGTGGTAGAACAACGTCAGGAGAGTTTCCAAAAACGAGGGAGAGACCAGCACGATTAGGTGTGAAACCTTGATCGGCATAGTAATACCATATGTCGGAAAGGACAAGTGATATACGTTTGTGGTTAGACAGTTGTGCGAGTTCGAAACCGTATGCTTGAGACATCGTGATTTCGGGTGTAGGATTACGCGCCTTAGTGTGGTAAAACTGAGCAAGCATCGTGAGTTCGTCGCGATAAGGCATGCCGTTTTTGTGGCGGTAAGATAATACTTCGCATCCGTTGAGGGTGTTCCTTACTTCAGATTTGTCTGTGCTGATTACTGATTTGAAATAGTAGTCTGCCAGGCTTTGTAGCTTAGCCAAAAAAGAATCGTGGGCGTCGGGAGGGAGTAGCACACATAGGCGGATGATGGAGTCATCGCCTTGTACTTTAATGATACAAGCTTTCGGATTGAATCCGATTGCTGAGAGGAGGGTTGCGAGCATTGTGTAGTTATACCAAGAGTCGAGAAGCTGAGTGATGAATAAGCCAGAAGGGATTCCAGCGAAGTGTCGTATATACATCGAGCCGTCGGGTAGGACAATAGGAGCATTGAAAAGGTTTTCAAGCGTCCATTCCCATAATCTTTGAATGCGCAGGGCGCGATCAGGGGTCCAAGTCGACTGAGTGTCGGGGTAGTCTTTGGTAGGTAGATAGCCATTTTCGAAGTCTAAAAAGTCGTGAGTTCCGTGCATAATGCGTTTAATAACGCTGAAATATGCTTTCTTGTCGAAGCGCTTCCAGTCAAGGGTGACGAAGGAGCACTGCAAGTAAGAGCAGAACAGTGCGGCATTCAGGCGAAGCCATCCACCAGTAAAGGTTTCATAGCCCCAGAGCATAGGAGTACTGCCAGGATTAAGTTTAATCCAGGCGACGTATTCCCAGTATAACTGAGTGTCGGTAATGATCCAAGGCTTTGAGCAGCCCCAGATGGTTCGCATCTTGTTGGGATCATCTTTTTTGACGATTGCTGTCTTCGTGTGAAGTAGCATCGGGAAAATGTATCTTGTTTTGAAATAAAAGTCTTTGGACAAGCCGGCGAGGTCGGTAAAGCCAGATTTGATGACGTGTTGCCATCGATGAGTCCAAGAGAAGACTGTTTCTTTCATGGGTCCAAATTTTGCAGGGACAGTGTCGGCCATGAAGGCTTCGTTGTCTTTCTTGTTGCCGTAGCGGCGGGACCAGTCCGTTGAGAGGTGTTCGTAAAGGTCGGTGAGACGTTCAAAAACGGTTCGGAATGTTGGTCGTTGATCAAGAAAATAAGCATCTGTTGAGAAAGGTGCTTCTGCATTAACTTGCCATTTATAAGGGTAGTGATGCTGTACGTCATAAATATGAGCAGGGAGGCATCGCTGAGGGGGACGGAAGGCGTCAAGCATTGCTTGAAGGCCGTGTTCGAAGTGTTCATCCATAGGCACGTCGTGATTTTCGACATCGTTTGCGAAGAAATCGCTGAGTATAGCGTCTTCTGAAATGTCAGAGCGGCGAGTCTGATTGATAATGTAATCAATTTCATGTGGGTAGAGGTATTTACGCATGGCGTATTCGACTACTTGTTTATGTTTTGAAATATTGATTTCATTTGGGCGAACTGAGTGTGGAGGTGCGTGGTAGGTACCAACGTATTCCAAGTTTCGTTGTCCGGAAAGGAAGTTAGTCACGCGAGAGAAAAGCGTGGTGAGGAGATCCATTGTAGGGTAGGTAATAGCTGTTTCGAG